TGAGTTTGCTCGTGGGAAGTGGCTTCAGCCTAGTCTTTTCTGGAATCATTGTGCTCAAAGGCGCCAAAGTTCGTTCTGCAATCGCAGTCTCAATTTCTTCCGCTAGAGCAGTCCTAGCTGCTTGCATTCTTTCCCGCAAACCAGAAAGAGCCTGCTCGGCTTCTACGTTTACTTCTCGCTCACGTACATCTACTCGGACTTGGCGCTTGCGCTGTTCGGACCTAGCAAATTGGCCTTGCTTGTCGCGGTCGTAAGGGTCTCCAGGCATAGCCTTTTGGAACTGAGTTGAATAGACAAGTTGCACTCTGCAGCGGCATCGCGGGTGGACTCCAGGAGCAAAGTACTTATCCTCGCCCGATACGAAATACTCGTCCGGCGCCACAGTCTGCTTGTCCATTGGACCGCAGATTGGGCACACTCTTTCGTCTTTGGCGGTAATCCACATTTTTTGCGCGTCTGGCTGCATGTCACCACTTTTATAGGCAAACTGCCAAGTTAGCGCTTTAGCCATCTGCACTGCCGCGTAAGCCTCTGAGGATCCAACAAGCTCCCCGCGCCTTATGATGAGCTTGTCGATCAGAGTCCGAACTGATGCCGGGATAACGTCACCAGAGTAGGTAGGGTCTCCCTTGGTAAATGAGGAGACTGCCTGACGCATACTCTTTGAGTCCAAGCCATACGCCTCTTTGGCTCTAATTGCTGCCACTTGCGGATTCCAGCCAGCGTTGAGTTGGGCGTTAAATCCCTCAACAACTGCCTCTGCAGAAGTACTTGTGACGTAGTCACCCATCTGCTGCGCGTACGCACTGGCTAGTGTTTCAAGTTCTTCGTAAGTAAGGCTGCTTGTAGAGCCAAGCTTAAACGAGTGCATAACGGCGGGAATAACCATTTTTTGCCAAGCTGGCATAACCTTCGGCCACACCTTGCGCATGGACTCAAGCAGTTGACGCTCTGAGTCAACAGTCTCGTCACGAAGCCTAGCTACGGTAAGGCGATGATGCGCATAGATAGCGGCTGCGATTGCGACTGCGATCCACAGCAGCGTTCGCTTACGCTCCTCCTGAGTAATTTGCTCGGCAGGATCAATTCCATTTAGAAATTGCTCGGGATTAAGGAAATCCTCAGGCGCCTGATTAAGAAAATCCTCTGGCGACTGCCTTAGGAACTCCTCGGTCTGCGCGGTCACTTCGAGCTGCCAGCCGCTCGCCGAATGATCTCGTCAATATCTTTCTGGCTTCCTCTGCCAAAAACAACGTCGTATTCAGTACCGCTCGAATCGGTAATTGCCATAGGGTTTGTAAATGACACAGTTCCAGGCTTTGGCGCAGGCGAAGGAACGCCGGGAACACCGTACGCTGCTTCCCTAGCTTCGTCGTAGGCGCCAACTGACTCCAGATAGTACCGGTTCAGCTGCTGCAATTTAGAAAGTCCCTGTGCGATATTTTCTACATTCTGGCGCTTAGGAAGATCGCGAGGGGGTGCCGATGGGCTGCGCTCTGCGCGCTCAATCTTAATGAGTTGATCGCGCACTACGCTGATTGCCCTGTTGATTCTTTCATCAAAATCAATTTGGTCAATTTCTTCAATACCCGTCATTTTCTTCGCCTGCTGAATAGTGACGTCGGTGTCAAAAGTCTTTTCGTAATCACGTGAAGACATACCGTCACGGTATTTCGTCCCAAAGTCATAAACGCGCTTGCTCTTTGAGTCACGCAAGAAAGAGACAATGTCATAAGCGGTTTCTTCAGGCACAGCTCCGCGCTTTTGATACGCGTCTTTGATGGCGCTGTCAAGATCAAGAACAAATCTGTCCTCAAGATTCTTTTTATCCGAGGCGACTGTAGTGGCGATATTGGCAAGCTCTCGATCTAGCTTTGCCCTATTGACGTTGCTTTCCATTACATAGTCGGTAAGCTCCTTTTCGCTCATCTGACCAGTAAGCAGCGGGAACCTAGCAAGCGCTTCGTCAGCTCCAAACTTTGAGCCAAACTCTGCGTTCCAGCCTCGCTCTCGCGCGTGAGAAATAAGGTCTCCAACAGACTTTTCTTCTCGCGCGTAATCGCTCATGCTTGCCTGTGGCGCAGGAGCCTTCTGCCCATCGGCTGGCTTTTCCTCAGTGCTTTTAGTTGGAACTCGCTGCTCTCTGCTGTTTGGGTTGAGGAAAGCCCTAGACGAGTTCTGATAGAAAGCCCTGTCGGCGGTCATCTTGCCGCTAATGCGTCCCTGAATGGGCACGTCAGCCCTGCCATTAATTGACTCGTCGTAGTACCCAATCAAAGCAGCCTCAGGGCGAACGTAATAAGGCTTAACGTATCCGGTGTCCTTGCCCTCGCTGAGATGGCGGAAATTAATAGACTTAATGTAATAAGGGAATTGCTCCTGCAGAGCCTCTAGAGCCTTAGCGTATCCGTCTCCATCTAGGCTCAGCTGACGGAGGTTTGCTTCGTAGTCTCGCTGCCGAGCATCGGCAAAACGCTTAAACTCACCAGGAAACATTCGCTCCGCAGCCGCGGCTGGAGTTGAGTACCGCGCTGCTACTTCAGACTGCTTTTTCCGCGCGAGCTCTACAACCATGCTCCGAGCGTCCTCAGAATCAGTTCCCATCGGCGCGGGACGTTTTCCGTTAGCAACGGAGTTAATGTTTTGGAACATTTGATCTTGACGAAGTTCGTCAGCAGTTTCGCGCTTTACACGCTCAGCGACTTGGGTTTCCCAGTCGTCGTTAGACGCAGAGAATTTGTCCTGCAAGAACTCTTCAGTAGCCTTGCTCTTGCGCTCAGCTGACATCTGGCGACGAACCTGAAAATCCTTGAGTTGGTTGTTAACCCAGCTGCGACGCCGATCTTCAAACTCAGGGCCTTCGCCAACTTCGTAGTTAGCTTCTTCATACAGCTCTTTCATTCGGTCCTGCGGGACCTCATCAAGAGTGATTTCGCCGTTCTTTACTGCGTCAAGCAGCATCCCATAGCGCTTAACCATTCTGGCAGCGTTGTCGTTGTAGCGCCTAGAGCCGCGGAACGTGTCGTCAAATTCAATGGTGAATACCCCAGAACGAGACACGACAGTCATTGCCCGCGCCCCGCCGACCATTCCGGCGTAAATATCCTCCGTGGAAGGACCCCCGTATGTACGGGTGCGAATGTACTCTCCACCTCGCATGCGGCCAAGGTTCTTTAGATCGAATGGTAGGTACCAGTCGTCACCGTAGCCAACAGCCTCAGTGGCTACCTGGCCGCTGCGGTCAATAATGACCCCTTGGCTTGGTGGCGTGACGCCAGACTTGTTCTGGAGACGGGACAATTCAGCCTTGGGCAGACGACCAAGGAAATAAGAAATGATTGGCGACTCTTTATAATCCTCGGCTGTTCCGTTGCGGGTTGCCACTAGATCCTTGCGCCCATAAATCATCTCGCTACGAGCCTGATTCAGATCCCCGCGGTTACGCGTGATCGCCGCGTTAATTGTGTTCTGAATTCCCGGATCAGGCTTCTTTTCGGTGCCCCGATAGCGGTAAGAGCTTCGCCGCACGGATGGCCCAATAACCTGCTCAATTTCGGTTCCGTACTTGCCTGCCCACTTGCCAGCGCCAAAAGCCAACGCCAGCTTGCGCTGGAGCCCAGAACGCTGGCTATCCTCAGGAAGGAGAGAATCCAAAAACTCGCTTGACGCAGACAATCGACGGTAGGCGCGCTCGGATGGATTGGCAATAAGGTTCCTGCCATCGACCCCAGTACGCGTCCACTTGTCGCTAAACGTACTAAGGCTCTCGGTAGGGACGTTGGCTCCAGCAATAGCTCCAGCCATATTTGACGGAACGCGCATGGCGCCCATCACGTCAAATGCGTCTTCACGCGTGGGAGACATTTGGCGCAGGGATTGAACTTCAACGCGGTCAATCTTGTTATTACGCTTAAACTGGTTGCCATCAATAATTTCTGCGATTTTTGTCTCGTCATTGACAAGAATTTCCTTTGAAGGCGTGCCGTCTTCGTAGTGAATCTGCAAGATCGCCTGCGGATCAGCTTCGCGAGCCCGACGAAGGGTTTGGGCAATCTGTGAATAAGCCTCTTGGTAATCTCGCGTCTGCTCGCGGCTAAGGCTTACCGTCTTGACGGTGCCTCCCCCTGCGGTGGGCTTAGGGATGTTAAGCCGCTGAGCCTGTGCGGCGCTAAGAGGCTTACGCTGCCTCCCATAGCCAATACTCGTGCTCATCACGCGGAAACGGCCATCGTTAGAACGCCATTGGCGCTGAGCGCGAACTGATAGATCTGGGTCAATAAATGAGGAAGCTTTTCCGATAGCAACGAGAAGCGCTTCGGTCTCCTCAGAAGGGTTGGCTATGTGACGCTTGGCTACAGCCTTGCGGACATGGTCAAGACGACCCTTAGCCTGCTTAGCAATCTCCGTGCGAACAAAGTCACCGTACTTTTCAAGATCCCTTGCGGTTTCGTCAAAGACAGTGATCCGCAAGGCCATAGAAGCTTCGTCGTAGTCGCGCTCCATTACCCACTGGTAAGCAGTACGCGCCGCATCAAGATCAAAAGTGGGGTCCCCTTCAGCGCCAAAAAACGCCTTAGACAGTCTCTCGCTCACTTCTTACCTCCCGGCTTGCGCGCCTGATCTAGGTTGACCTTTTTCTGTTCAAGGTCAATTTTCTGGTGCTCTGTTTCAAGATTTGACTTTTCTTCTTCTGCTTTGACTGCATTTGGGTCAGGCTCGGCAGTTTGCTGCTGCATATTCATTTGAGACTGCTGCAATCCCATTTGCTCTTGTTCAGCTTGAACAGCTCCAGATTCGGCCTGCCGCTCAAGATTCAAAGCTTCCATCTGCTGATTAGCCATCGCAATGATCAACGACTGCTTTGTCATTTGCTCCTTGACCTTTTCTTGGTCATCATCCAGCTTAGGAAGGCGAGCAATATCTCGAACAAAGTTTTCAAGAGTGGCGTCAGGGAACCACTGAACACCTGTGGACTGCATAGCCGTCATGAAGCTAGCCAGCTGTCCTAGGTCTGGCGGATCAACGTCTCCAGGCACGATTCGAGGAAGAGAATCTACCTTCCACCCGTTCAAAGCGAACAGGCGAGGAATGGCGTGGCGGTTGAGTACGTCAGAAATGGACTCGGCTAGAGAGTTAATAGAAGCTCGGAACATCCCAGTCTTGTCGGTGTGCAGCGCGTAAGATCCAGTCGACTGGTGCCCAACAAGAATAAAGTCGGCCAAGACAGTCATCAAAATTCTCTGCTCGTAGCGCTGAATGATCTTGTCTGTGTCGAAAGATCTTCCTCCGCCTGATGTCAGCAGGGAGAAGTCAAACAGCGGCTGCTTGGTGTCTTGGTCATAAGCGACAGGAAGGATAATTCCTTCTTGCTCGTCCCTTCGTACAGAGCGCACCATCTTGCGAAAAGCCTGAACCATCTTTTCTTTTTCAGTTCCCGGCTTTGCTGAAAGGTAGTCAGCAGGAACCTTGGCTACAGGAAGGCCAGCCAGATCGCGCTCAATGCCGATTCCTTCGATTTCTTCAAGGCGCTTCTTCATGTACCACGGGCGGTAGGCGTTTCGCAGCATAGAACGCCCCTCAGGGTTGTTCTTTGCAGTCGTAGTGCGGAACAAAAGGGACTTATCAATAGGAATAGGTGTGTTGTGGTAATTTGGCGGAGAAAGCTGCACCATCCCCTGAATGCCGCCCTTGTCGTCAAAAATCCAACGCAGCCAAGTCTCCTGCGAGCGAATAGGCATCTTGCGCCATCCGATATAGCCATCCTTGTACTTAGACTTCTTGGCTGAGTCCTTTTCCCAAATTCCCAAGCGACGCTTGTAGACAATTTCGTGATAGCTCCAGCCGTAAACAACCATGCTAAGAACTTCCGAAATAAAGTCGTCCCACGTATGGCTCATGTCGTCCATGCAGGACTCTACGAACTCAGCGTACTTGCGATCCTCAGGCTTTTGACTGGCTGGCTCTACACTCCACTTAAGGCGCCGCAGAAGGCGGTCGATAGCAAATACCAGAGACCCGACAATCGGATCGTTGTCTGACATTTCCCGGTAAATCTGAACAGCCTTGCGCCCGCGAAGCTGCGGCAGAAACTCCTCTTCAATGTATCCGGAGAAGCGCCGAAGACCCGTTGCGCCAAGCTCGACCATTGGCTGAACTCGCGTAGGCATAGTCTCGCCTGGGTTAAGGTCGAACCCCTTGTATTCCTGATTGGTTGGCACGGTCACTGGACAGCCTCCTCACGGTTATTCTCTCCACCTAGTCACACCATGAGGCTGAAGCCACGACTTTCGTCCTTGACTTTAACTACTCCGTCTGCTGTGTAGGCAGTCTCATTGTCGTCTACTGGTCGGTCTAGTACCGCAGCGAACTTGTTCGGCGAGTCGTCCTTTCTTACGCCAATAATTCCGGCAGTAGGAGCTGATCGGCTAATTAAGCGGTTACATAAAGCTAGCGCACACACTTCGTCAGGAAGGTGGTATTGCTGTTGCCTTGAGTATAAATCTCCTACTTGAGCGTATTTGTGTGCAGTGTAAGCGGTAAGAATCTTAGGAAAACTAAACCTGCCCTGCTCAATTGCAGACACATATTCACTAAGCATGGAGTCGCGTTTTTCTCCAGTCATAGTGAAACCACGCGCCCTCATGTCCAGATAATCGCTCACTACGTTTCCTAGGCCAGTTGCATCGTGAATAGCCTCAGCGTCGTATTTGTCGATTTCCTCATTAAAATACCCAACCATGGTGGGGTACGGGCGCCTGTTGACTCTGGTCCACGACACAATTCGCGCTGGATGAACATCTGTGCGCACAACGGCAATAACCGTGTAGTCCTTTTCCTTGGCCCAGTCCGCGCCAGCTACATATGTCCCCTGCTTGCTGTAATTCTCAAATGTATATCTTTCAAAATCCTTCATTACTTCCGAAGTAATAGGCTCCATAGGCAAATTGAAAGTTGCCTCAATGGCGTCTGAATCAAATGCTCGGTTACCAATAGATGGCTCTCCCAGCTCGTACTCAACTCGCCACATCTCGGCTGGAATTTCGCGCTTTTTTGCCTCTACTGTCTCTAGCGCCAGCCAACCGTCTACTTCGTTTGCGCTTTCTCGCCAGCACCATGTTTTCATCGGCAAGCCTCGCTCCTCAAAGCGACGCCTAATCTCCGTGAAGGTGCCTTCTGGGTTCTGCCAGGTGGAGCACAGAACTGTGTACGGCTGAAGTATTTCGTCAAGGTAATTCTTTTGCGGCATAGGCTGCCCTAGCGCGGCGTCAAGGATGCCGATGTCCATCTCGTCAATCTCGTCCAAAAGAAGGAAAGGCGGGTGAGGACCGCGAACAGTCTTTTGCGAAGCCGTGAGAGGGCGAATCTTTGCCCGGTTGGTTAAGCGGATCTCTGTCTTGGACTCAATTCCTATCATTTCGCGCGGGGCGTTTTCAGACTCCCATGCTGCTCTCATGGCTTCATGGATATTGGTTGACTGCGCTAGCGACCCTCCTAGTAGGTTCACATCAGCGCCCAGAAGGACAGCCTTGGTGAGTCCAAGGATGGACAGCGTAAACGATTTTCCAGATAGTCCTCGGGAGCCGTGCCACAGCGAAATAGTGCCGTCCCTGTTGAAATAGGCGTCGGCAAAAGCGTCAAACGGAGCAATATGATCTGGACACACGCGCGTACGAGGGATGTTTACTCCCCACAGGACCTTAACGGCCCACCATAGTTCGTCGTCGTTCGTAGGCAGTCGATCGAGGACAAATGTCATTAGATCCCTATTGCGATCCAGTTGACAACAACATTTGTGCCATTAGACGGCGTGTTTCCATCAATTCTCGTAGCTGAAATAATAAAACTGTTTGAGTCTTTATCGTATACAGACACGTTGTAAAGGCCTAGTGTGGTAGTTGCACTAGCTGAGCTAACACTAGCGACAACAATAGGACTGGCAGTAAAAGGACTGGATGAAATCGTTACGGTGACAGCTTTAGCTGCCCCTGAACCATCAAAAGTAAGTGTCACAACTCCAGAAGCAATGACTGACGTTCTTGTGGCCGTAAGGGAAGTTGCTCCGGCGTTTGTGGTTGAGTATTCAAGATTTTTAATGCGCTGCCCGGTGATATTCCATATGCGTGAATCTGCTGGGTTTTCAAATACCAACGCTTTGTTACCAGAATCTACCTTGTACGGAATACCGGTAACAACCAAGCTACCGAGCATAGTTTCAGTACCGTTGTTGTCCTTGCGCAGCAGGTTCGGATGCGCGTTGGTAGTCGTGCTGTCGTGAGTATTAGGGAGGCTAGTAACGATACTTGCCGCAGAGTTAGCTAGGCCAGAAAAGGTTCCGGTAACCGCTCCGGATACCGTTCCAGTGTAAACCGAAGAAAGCGTGTCAGCTACAGCAGCTGCGGTTACTTTGGCTGGAATTTGATCATTCGTGTGCGTGTGCGTTGTGTTAGCGGCCTGCAATGAAACCGCTACAGCAAGATTCTGAATCGCCTGAGCGATATATGGTTTTTCCGACCCCAGAGGAAACGGGAGCCCCATGTTTGAGGTAGTGCCTGGCATTTGTGCTCCTTAAGGGGTGGGGATCTGGTCGTAGGTTGCGAACTGAACTGTCCCAGTTCCCGAGGGACCAGTAAGTCCTTGGACGCCCTGAATTCCCTGGATTCCTTGGATTCCTTGGACGCCCTGCGCCCCTTGCGGCCCAGTTCCAATAGCTGAAATAGTCAGGCGTGGAGCAGGAGTACTGGATACCGTAGTGGTGCCGGTTCCATAGTAGGCAGCAAAAAGCTTGATTGTTGTTGAAGCGTTAATTCTTCCCAGCCACGTCACCATCACTGGGATATAGGACTGCGTAGTTGATGCATAGATTGGCGGGGAAAAGTTTGTAGCCACTTCAACGTCGTTAATTTTAATCTGCGCCATTCTGACTCCGGAAGTATTCGCTGTCGGGAACCACAGCGGGCCAGTAATTGCGTATTCGGCGTTTAGAGATGGCGGTGTAATAAATGAATAAGAAAGCCCAAATACCATTACGTTAAGCGA